TCTGAATTGCCGCTAAAGCTGTACTCCAGCACCGTCTCGGTGGTATCTGGGTCGTAAGTGGTCGTGTCAATTTGTACAAAATCGTTCTGCACGTTGTTAAAGCTAAACTCGCCTCTGCTATATCTTTTTTCAGAAGTGCCGCCAAACGTGTACTCTCTGGTCTTTATAGAAGCTGAAATATGTACAAAGTTCTGCGTGCTTGGAATTAATGTAGATTCAGTTTTAACTGGGGTTCCATCTGGTTCTACAGGCGCAGGAAACAAGTCAAATGGCAGCACTGGCGTAGCATTGGCTACATTGAACTCGTCACCCTGTACCTGCTCTTCACTTAAAAACACGCCACCATATTGAGTTGATCCAGCAAAGTTAGTGATAATCATTAACCTGCGCTGATTGATATACGCAGACAAGATAAAGTTGTCTTGGAATAACCCAGTCGGATAATAATCAATTGATTCCCAGTTCTGGTTAAGCGTGTTGTAGACTAAGATCTTATCGTTCCTCGTCGCCGTGCCGGTAGGCATGGCAATGTAAAAGCGGTTATTGAAGTAAGTCGCAACTGAGTTTTGAACAGTGTCGTAGTTTACTGTGTCAAAGAAGTCTGCGATTGGTTCACTGAGTGGCAGCGTGTTGCCCAACAGCTTCAAATCAAGCTGTGGCGTTAGCATGTGTACACCGTTGGCAGACAAGAAAAAGACGAACTGGCCAGCAGACACAATTGAGCGTCTAGCTAGACATCCAATTTCAGTTGTCACTACCGTTGTGCTGCTCTGCGCCCCCGGCGGTGAATCAGTAGCGAAGTTGTCAGTCTCGACGTAGACAACATAAATGCTCTTAGTCATAAAGACCAAGAACTGGTCCTGCACCCAAGGCAACACCCCTACAATCGAGTCATTTCCACCAGTGTTGATGATGAAATTATTGAGCGTCGTGTCGCACTGCTCACTTAAGATGTCGCTCACCAACATCTGGTAGTCGCCGTACTTGAGAATGAGCCTATTCTGGAAGTACAGCCCAAAGTCAGCGCAAGGCACAGACTCCGTAATTCCTGTAACTGTAGTTCCGTCTATCGTGAACTTCTGCTGTGCAAATGAAAGTGTTGCCTGCCCATCTTCCCATATTAGCGGCGGTTTGCCGCGTCGAGCCGTCCATCCCGATTGGCCAGTTTGAGCAATGTAAGTTGATGCCGTGTTGTTGGTGTACTGAAACGTAAACGTAGTTGGGCCAGTAACCGTGATGATGTAGTTGTTAGTAACCGCCTGCCCCGGCGCGTCACTGCCAACTGTGCGCCCGATAGTAACCTCGTCGTTGTTGGAATACCCGTGATTGCCAACAGTGGTGATTGTGATCGTCCCTGTGTTTCCAGCAGCAATACTTGGGTTTGACGCACTGGCTGCAAATGTCGTTTTATCGTACTTGCCTCGAAAGATGTAGACCTTATTGAGTGCTGTAACGACATCACAGATACCACCTACGGCAATTGTTCTGTTGGCAGGAAATAGAAATGCTTGGCTTAAATCTTCAGGATTTGAACCTTGAGCAGGCTTGTATAAGTACATCCTGTCGGTGAATACCAACACGATGTTGTCATGCCCCGCGTCGTCAACGTACAGGCCCGATCCAACCATCGTCAGGTTGATAAGATCATTATCCGTAAGACGCTTGGTTCCTTTACGAGGTTGGGCAATGCCGCGCTGCAAGCGAGTGTTAAAGCTCGCCTGTAGCATGCCGGGCTTCAAGTTGGCAGGGTCGAGCCTACTGGCAAAGCCAATAAACATGTCGTCGCCTTCGGCTTGAAGTTCTTCTGCCATTAGGAAATGAGCTTACTGAGCTTGTCTACAACCCGCTGGAGGTCGTCACGCAGTTCAACCATGCGCTCCATATGACCTTCATCTTCGCCTTTTTCCTCGCCTTCGTACTCCTCCTCTTCGCCGTAACCGCACTCGGAACAAGTGCCGTCAGACTCCATTGGGGAATCGCATTCGGGACAGGAGCGGCTTTTGCCGCCCATAGGGCCACCAAGGATGGCCAGCATTGCATTCATTGACTTAGGCATAAGATTAGGCAATTAAGGATTTTTTGGCTTCTCTGCGAGCGCGCAGCTCAGCAAGAGAATAAGGAGTATCATACTCAAAATGAGGCGCATCGTAAATAGACTTGAAGTTGCCACCCCAGCGGAGCTTGTGCTTGGCGCAGAGCGTGGAGGCGTGCTTATGCATAAGGTCAGCGAGCTTTGCGTCAGCGGGTGTGCTGCCATCCATGTACACTTTACCCTTGAATACGCCGCAGTCGATGGCGAGTCCGAAGTTGTGCATGCTTGATCCTGGCTTGGCATTAGTCACCTTTGGCCCCGGAGCCGTGCGCCCCTTGGCGTACAGCGCCGCTTGTTCCTCGAACGTCCTAGTTCCACAGATGACCTTGTAGTCCAGTCCATTTTGAGCAACCAGTTCTTTAGCGTCTACGATGAACGCAATAAAGGCGTCCCTGACTTCAGGTGACAGCGTTGCTATGAACTTGGCTGACCGTTCGTCAATCATTTGTGTAACAGCTTGTATATCTTGGTCAGCGTATAAAAGATTGCGGCAATGCCACCCAGAATGCGAACTGTTTGCTCGATCTCGCTTAAAGACAACGCAATTGCGGCTACGTTTATGCCCAAAACAGAGCCAATTTCTTTGAGATCGTCTAACATTTCACCGGGGCTTTCCATTGCATTACCTGTGTTGAGATTGTTTGGCGACAGAAGTGGCATCAATCAACTCCAGCTCAAGTTGCTGGTATCGGGAGTCTGAATGCCATTTCTGTGCCACCTCGGCAGTGTACGTCTGTCCAGCCTGAAGCTCAAGTATCTCCTTGCTGGGTGGATATAAGTATCTTGCTTGATCGCGTGAACTGGTAGCGCAACCTGTCAGCCAAAGCATCACGGCCATTGGCCCTAGCCTCAAGGATCTGAGTTTCGACATCATCGCAGTACTTGGCTATGTCACGCTCTAGCTCCCATGATGCCCGTTTAGCCTTGATCTCCAACCACAGGCGCAGGATTTGCAGTAGGTTTTGTATCATTGGACTCCTTGCGGATAACGTTGATTAGCCCGATAAGCGCCAGCCCAGTGGTCAGAATAGCCTCTTGCATCTCTGGGTGCAGCTTAATCCCGACTGCTGTAAGTAGCGCAAACACGCCGCGCCATGTGGATGGTTCTTTGATTCGCTCAAGTATGTATTTCATAATTACTTCTTCTTGGCTGTTTTGGCCGATTGTCTAAACGCCTTTGCGGTTGGCGCACCCTTCGATCCGGGCTTCCGCATACGCTCCTTGCTGCCAGCAGCGATACGCTCGCGCTTGGCGTGGATGTTGGAGTAGAGTCCTCGTTTCATAAAGTTAGCACTTCCAGCGTCTCATGCTTGCTCTAGCCCGTTCTGCCGGGCCTTTAGCCTTGGCTACGACACCAGCCATTCTAGCGCAAAAACTCTTCTTGCGTCCAGCGTCAGCTTTTGTCTTTGGGTTGGGAGCAGGAGCCTTTAAATTACTGCCTGTGGCCCTGTTGTATTTGGCTCGACCTTTGGCGGTAAGCCCGGCACCTTTAGACACAGGAAGCTTTTCACCTCGGCCAACTGCTAGGGATACGGATTTTCTTGGCATAAGGTTAGCGAGCTAGAGCGTACTTGCTGGGCACTTCTGCAAAGGCCATGAAGATGTAGATTTCTCCGGTGGAGTTAAACTCGACATTATTTACGCGAATTTTAAATCCGTTAGAGTTAATGTCTATTTGTAGCGTGGATAATTGTTCTGTAGGAACGTTTGCGCGAAGTCGCAATGTTGCGGCATTTGATGTGTCTCTTGTTGTATCAAACATTACCCAGTCATCCTCTACATCCCTCCGTTTCAACATCACAAATCTTGGCCTAAACCCACAGAACACAAACGGTCCGTCAGCCAACCCGTTGCCTGTGTATCTGCCAAACTTGCTAAACCCTGCGATTTCGGCAAAGCAATAGGCAATGTAAGTAATACCAGAAGCATTTACATCCGTGGATGTTCCAACGCTAAATACACTCGATGTCGGAGCAGTGCTATTCCATACAGTAGCAGCAGCAGCCGCTGGGTTAGCAGAGTTAAGCTGAATGCTATTGGCAGCAGTGATCGACGTATGGCGTACCTGCCAATTGCTTGTAGCTCCAGTCTGTGACCGCTTGACGATAACCATCGCAGGAGCAACGCCTAGGTTGTGGGCAATTGTCGTGTTTGCGCCAGTGCCGGTGTACGTCACAATGTCCAAGCCAGCCGTGATGCTTTTTCTCCACTGCCAAGCCACATACGAGTTTGCGCTCGCATTCACAAGCGTTGTGTCCGTCCCAAGGCTAAAACCGTTATCAATAAAAGCAGTCAGCGTGTTTGCGTTGGTCGTTTCAGCGGTAGTTGTATTGGACGACAGGTACTTTGCAGTTCCACGCACAGAGTCGAACAACGCATGGCTTGTAGCAGCTGGCGTCCGTGACTTAATCCACACCAGATCCGGCTGGAAGGACACGCCATTCACCGTATTTAAGATTGATTGCACGCCAGCCGTGCCCAGATATGTCGTCGCCGCCATGAAATTCGCGCCATTTACAATCGACGGTGTAGGCAGGTTTTGCGTGTTGAGTGCGCGGAATCCAACGGGAGGAAGTCCGTTAGCAGTATTGAATTGCCGCTGGCCAAAGTTAAAATTCAAAGTAGTTGAGTTAAACCCGTTGCACAAAGGGCGTCCTCCCGCTGTTCCTGAAGATGTATATACAACTGTATTATTTTTATAAAAAGTAACTGCTCCATCAATAGTGACAGCAAAACCCAACACATCGTTGTTTGTGTAAGTCGAAACAGTTGTTGCCAGCGATCCATCTATAAAAATTTTCCCGTTAGAACAATAATATGCTTGGTTGTCTCCAGCGTAAACAAAATCACTTGATGCACCTACAGCCGATACAGTGCATTCATAGTATTGTTTTGTAATTGTTTGCCATCCATCAATAACAAATTGATCTGCTGTTCCAGCAGTATTGATGTATCTTAAATTTCCAGCACTAATAGTAGTAGTAGACGCGACAGGAAAAAGCGGATTCAACACCGCATAATTGCCCCTGCCGTTCCCACTGTCACTGTAGTTCACCGGAACGTCGATCATGCTGTCGTAATTTACGCCAGTCGTCAGCGACACGTTGTTCACCGTCCAAGTGTTGTTATTCCCCGAGCTGTCTGTCCCCAGCGCCGCTACAGACGACGTATTGCCAAACTTGAGGTAAAACCCGTTGGTGCCGTAAGTACCAACATACTGCTTGGGCGACCAGACGCCAGTGGTGGACTCGATCTGACCGAAGGACGATGGAGTCAGAGCTTGACCGTCGATAAAGATGACTTCTGTAAGGTAGCCGTCGAAGTACTGAGATGATCCATATCTTCCAATTGCATGTAAATTGGTACTGTTAATATACGAACTTGCATTTAAAGCGGCTGGCGTGCTTGAAGAAAATAAAGTTACTCTAACTCCATTAACATACAACTGAACACGATCTGATGCTGTTGCATTTCCTGTGTCTAATGTTGCAACTATGTGATACCAAGCACTTGAATCTCTAAATACTTGCGCTGTTCCAAGATTCCATTGAACTACTCCGCCAAATACATGAGTAAATTGAAGCGTGTCCGCTGCATTAAAATTTAATACAGAATATGCAGTTCCTTCTGTGATTGTGCATCCAAACAAAATTTGACCAACACCCAGCGTTCCGCGCTTTACCCATCCAGACCAAGTGTACTTTGTTGTATTCCCAACAACGGTTGGTGTCCTGCTCAGGTAGGCAGACGCATTTGACCTAAACCGAAGTGAGTTCGTGACAAAGTTTCCGCGCCTGAGACTGCCTAGTAAGGATAACATAGAAGAAAACATAAATTACGTTGTTGCATCGCCACCAACGACCCAGCTATTTGCGGCCACTTTGATTAGCGAAATGACTGCATATTGTCCAGAAGTCTTTAAGCCGTTCTTGCCGTTTACAGCAGTCGTCCCCGGAGTAACCGCCGAAACTGTCGCTTGACCAGCGCCAAGCTGCATCACAAGGATTTGTGTGCCGATAGGGAAGTTGGCATTAGCCGTAGCGTCCGTTGGGATGCTAATCGTAATCGGCGAAGCATTGCTTGCGGTAATCAGCTTACCTGCATCCGAGCCGCCTGCAATATCCGTAACCGTGTAGGTAGTGTCAGTCTGCGCGTTGATCAGCACCGTAGCCGTAGCAATTGGGTTGCGGTTAAGCAAAGCAAACTGCGTGGACGAAGTGATGTAGAGCTGGCGGTTATCCCACTCAATCGCACCAAGCTGGCGCGTGGACAGCAATGTAGCCGCTGCCGTGCTAAAGCTAACTGGATTTACACTTGCAGTGTTTGCCGCAAATGTTTGACGACCACTGAATGTGTTTGAAGTTAGCGTTGGAACAGTCCCGCGCTGGTAAATCAAATGCGACCCAAGCCCCTGCAATCCAACTTGAATGTCATTATTGCTGCCAGTTGCTGAAGTAATTGCAGTGATGTTGCCTTGTGCGGTATTGCCCTTTAAAGACTGCACCAGAATTGGCGCAGCGGAGCCAGTAAACCAAGCTGGCCTTGTCATTACCTGCGATACTCCTACATCACCTGCAACAGTGCATACCCAAGGCCCATTTGTTGGAGTTGGCGTTTGAGAGCTAAATGCAATAACGTCACCAACAACTGTTGAATAGCCATCATTTGGCGGTTGTACCCCTGGGGCATACGTAAATGTCGTTGGCGTGGTTGCAAAAACCGTAATAGCAGCCGCCGTTGCTTGCGTTGTGGATGGGCTTGCGTTGACGACAAATTGAGTTGAATTTGTGATCGAGACAATTGCTGTGCCAGCAAGTCCTCCAGCGCCAAAGGTGTTACCTTGCGAAAACAGTGATGTGTCTCCAGTTGCTAAGGTCACTGTTGTTGATCCTGTAGACCATGTTGCCGTATATGATCCAGATACAGCCAATGGCGTCTGTGCGTTTCCTGTCCGCAGTGTCACATAATGCAATGAACTGCCAAGGTTTTTCAGTGCATCATCGCCGGTGATTGCCCCAGTTCCACCCTTGTTAATCGCAAGCGGAGCAGCCGTCGTAAGTGCAGGCTGATAGGCCGCCAACTGGCTCGTAGAAGCGTACCCAGACAGTGCGTCAGTGGTGATGCCGCCGAGGTTGCTAAGGGCTGCTACAGCCGTTGTAGCGCCTGTTCCACCATTGCTGATGTCCAGCACACCAGTCAGGTTGAATGTGCCATTGTCAGTGATTGCGCTTGTTGGCGCGAATGACAGGCCAGACACTTGGCTCGTCATCGCAATGCTCGTAACCGTGCCAGCACCAAGCTGCGACAAGGAAGCCGTCTCAAGTGCGCTGATGCGCCCATAAGCATCCACGCTAATGACTGGCACCGCTGCGCTGGAGCCTACGTTCGTCAACACACCCGGCCCAGCAGTCTCAAGGGCAATGATGCCGTCTGTCGTGATCGTTCCGCCTGTAAGGCCCGCGCCAGCCGTAATGGACGTTACCGTGCCAGATCCTCCAGCAGCAATGGCCTCAGTTGTAAGCGCGGTGATTTGACCGTAGATGTTGGTCGTAATAACAGGCACTACCGAGGATGACCCTGCGGTGATGGCAGAGATCCCAGTAGTAGCTAGTGCAAGCGTGCGGCTAGTCGAAAGGTCGCCTCCACCAGTTAAGCCGTTTCCTGCAAGGACACTTACTTCAGACATGGCTAGCTTACTCAGCGAGATAGCCGCGTTGGTAGCTACATCTTCATTAAGCAGCTTCGATGCTGGAGACTGGAACACGCCATTGATGACCTTTACGAGGCCACTGCCGCCCACAGATGGGATGGTTGTGTGAACGTGCGAAGGCTGTGTTGCGCCAAAGTTAAACGTGATCGTCTTATTGTTCTGTGTGGCTTTCCCTAAGAACTGGATGTACAAACGATCATTGAGCGCAACAGTTGTCTGCGGCAATACCACCGAAGCGATGTACTGAGCAGTTACCGCTGGATCGTAGATCGAGATGTCGTCTGAGGTGGCAAGCAGCGTAGCGGTTGTTCCGTCGTACTTAAACACTTTAAGCTGGACGATTGTCTGATTTGACGTAGTTCCAGTTGATGACGCCCAGAAGTTGAAGTCAAACAGCCCGGCTGGAATGGCTGTGATATTCGGATCAAGAACGTCAGTGACAAAGTGGACTACTAGGTCATATCCAGTTGTAGATAAATTACCAGATGTATAGCTTGTGCCAGTTGTGTCTGATACACGGCCAAGTTCTTTAACAAGCGTTGGCGTTGTGGGAAGCCCGGTCGTTGGCGCGTCAGCGGCAGTGTTGTAGTTGAAGAAGAACATCTGTCCTCCACCACCAGATCCACCATTTGGCACTGCTCCCGCTATCCAAGTTGACGTTGCCGTGTCGTACTGTAGCACCTGCCCATCGAGCGGAGTTACGTTGGTGACAGAAATACCTTGCAGCTTTGCGACCGTTGGGTTCGGGTAGTTGCCAGACAGATCTCCGCCAGCAGCAGCCGTAGCAGACAGTGCCCCGAGATTAGACAACGCAGCAACAGCAGTCGTTGCTCCTGTGCCACCCTGCGAAAGCGCAAGGGGCGCGGCAGATGTCAACGCAGGTTGAAGTGCATCAAGCTGGGTTGTTGTTGCATATCCGCTAAGCTGGTCAGTTGTGGCAAACCCAGACAACTGTGAGGTAAAGGCGATTCCAGCAATCTGCGAAGTGGTCGCGTAGCCACCAAGCTGTGCCGTGGTCGCAAATCCCGTAATCTGCGCAGTAGTAAGCGCGTTCTGGTTGTAGTTAACAACTGAAACAACAATATCACTCGACCCAACAACAATTGTGCCGTTTGTGGCTTTTCCACAGGTGTAGATGTATCCAGACCTTGTGTTGCCTTGACCGACACTAATTGTGACTGCTTGTCCAATTGTTCCGCTAAACCAAGTTGGGCGAGTTAAAACAAACCCAGAGCTTCCAGTGTTTGCGGTAGTTGCAATCCAAGGCCCATTCTGCTTTGGATCAGCTTGCGCAGTGAAAAGCAAAAGGGTGCCAACAGAAATCGAAACAAGATCAACTTGCACGCTACCAAAAGTAGCGTAGGTAAATGTGTTTGGTGTAACTCCAGTATTGGAAGTCCCGGCTTGATTCGATGTGGCAGCTAAGTCTACTGCGTAATGACGAGTTGCTCCAGACTGAGTTGTGTTGTCGTAGAACAAGATTCCCTTACTATCCACGGACAACGCAGCGCCCGTGCCAGACTGTGTAATTGCAACAGCAGGGGCAGAACTGTTAGCGGTAAAGGTGGCAGCGCGGCCTGTCCCGTTCTGCTGTATGGTAAGTGCGCTAACTGTTCCGCCAACACCAATGGTCTGCGCCTGATTAAATGTGTTTGCTTGAGAAAGACCAGCAACAGTTACAGCAGTTCCTGTGGTTGGTGAGAACGTCAGCTTACTCTGGTTGCTGATCCACACATCACCTGCAATGGACGATCCCGGCGCAGGGATAGCCAAAGCGCCCCCAATGTTTGCCTTAGCCTGATCCGTGGTTGCCGCCATGACAAGGCGACCTTCCATTGTCGAGCCAGACTTGAGCACATAAGCATTTAGCTGCTGTGTATCAAAAGCAGGCACTTGAGCGGAAGTAATCCCGCCAAGGTTGGTCAGCGCACTGACAGCGTCAGTTGCTCCGGTTCCACCGTTGCTGATAGCAATGACATCACTGGTTGCTACAGCTCCAATAGACGCAGGCGTGATAGCAGCGATCTGCGCTGATGCCAGAGCTTCGACCTGTGCGCTATTTGTAAGCCCGGATATTTGATCCGTTGTAGCCAGTCCAGCAACGATAAGGCTCTTCGCAGCAGTCTTGGTGTCGCCTGCTTGGTTTAAGACAACAATGTCAGCATCATTGACTATGCTGGCTACGGGAAGTTGAGAGATTTTAATGTCAGGCATAGCGACTTAGTATACGAAGTTTTGAATCGAAGATCCGTACCAATTAACTCCATCGGAGACAAACGGAAGAATATCCAGCCTGCCATTCAATTCAGTAATGGTAGGCGCGACTCCATTTTGCCACTTCACGTTAGTAAACGTGGCAGAGCCAACGACCCCAGATGCAGGCTGTTTAAGATACAGTGTAAACGCTTTCCCTACTGCTGTTGCTGGCATCGTAAATGTCGTAGCCGTTCCAGCCGTAAGTTCAGCAATAAGCACCGTGCTGCTGGAAATGCTTAATGTTTGAGATGCGCCAACAACGCCAATATCAGTATTGCCTTCAACATAGCCATTGATGGTGGGATTGCTTAACGGACTAAGTGAAACTGTAGTTGCACTTGTAATTCGTCCCTTGGCGTCTACAGTAAACTGGGGAATCTGACTTGCAGATCCATAAGTGAGCGCGACAACACCAGTCGTCGTCAGTGCAGGGTTGGGATAATCTCCAGTTAAGTCGCCACTTGCTGCACCAGTTGGCGTGCGCGGATCGATCAAGCGAGGATCATTGCCTTCACAAGTTGTGTTTGCTGATGTCCCAAACGGAAGACGAATCAAATCAGCATTAGCCTTTTTGGTTGTTCCATTCTGCACAATCGGAATAAGGTCAGCATCGTTTACTAAAACGGCTGCTTCAAGGTCGGAAATTCTAATGCTCATGAGTTAACCAATGTTAATGCGCTGACTAGCTTCAGTATTAAGAAAATCATCTGTTTGTGTCAAGATGCGGGAGCTTATTGGCACATCTACTTTTTTAAACACAAACGTTTGAGAATTGCCTCTGACTTGAATCCGGGCAAAGTTTTTGTTTACGTCAAGCGAAGTGTTAATGTTTCGCTTTCTAAGAAATCTTGTAATCATCTTAGTAGGTGTAGGCCATGTTTAGCCGCTGATTCTGTGCTTGCTG